AGCCCTAGCAGGTTGTTATCGCTCGGGAATCCAAGATCTAAGAAAGCCGTGCCTTGGAACAGCTTATACCGCCGCGCAGGCCGCAGCTTTGCAGCATTATTATATGCCAGGCGCAGATCCCTATGCTCCAGGAAAAGACTATTGCAACCCTAGCACAGGGGCAATAAATATGGAGAGTATTGGCCCTGGTGTTTACAAGACTGAGAACCACGCTTTCAGCACATACGGCAACGACGGTTAAACCTAGTGTTCCTTATAAGCAGCAACCATTACTAAATTGCTATACTATAGTAGATCCTTTAGGAGGGAATCATAATGGCCGAAGATAAAGATTACAGTGCGCAGTCTCAAATAGTCATAAACCGAAAGCAACGTGATATGGATAAGGCTAAGGACGCGGTTGAGGCTATGAAGAGTCGGCTCCACAAGCTTCACAAGACTATGCTCAAGGATGAAGAGATTAAAAATTCTCTATCCCAAGAGATGCTTAACGGTGTAAGGGGCACTTCGCCGCTCGCAGGCATACTTGCCAAGTTAAAAGGTGCCAAGACCAATGCCGCTGATGGCATGAATAGCTCGGACCTAGAAGACTTCGGGAACGCAGACAACGCTCCAACCGGTATGGACGATGACTACTGGAATCGGGAAGAGTAATGTTTAAAACCAAAGTAGTAGAACAGATTTCTGCCATCGAGTATGGCAAGGCCATCATGAAGGCCGAACTGTTAGAGGACGTAGTAGAAAGCTTGAAAGCTCAGGTCGATCGTCTCCAAGAGGCCCTGGTCGCTGCAACGGCCCCTCGGGCCTACGACTCTATGCAGAGGGACAAGGCCAATCAGCTCGATCTAACGCCCACTGATGCGCAACTAAAGGCTAGCGAGGAGCGGACAGAAGAGCAGAAGTTTTTAAGTAACTACCTAGAGAACTTGGAAAAGCCGGTCTTTGAAGACGCGGATGACCTAATTTCGTCGTTAGGCAAGCTCGTAGGCGTAGCGCCACCGGAACCCATGCACATGAATTCGGAAAACTAATAAATGACAATGACACAACAGAGCGCTAAAAAGTTCACACAAGGTCAGCTAAATCAGATAGATGATATTGAGCCGATGGGTGACCACCTAGCCGGGGCTATTAAGTCTTATTGTCAGTCTATTAACAACAATAGACAGAGCTATAAATGGGTGCAAGCGGTTCAGTGGATCGAAAATATCCTATTTGGGCTAGGCAGACAGTACATCGATGACTTGTTAATATCCCGCATAGCGCGAGATTCGGACGGCAGCCTATCAGTAAATCGCGAGCGCGCGAATCGCGTGCCCAAGCCGGTCAACGATTTCATCGGCCGCTACGTAGAGACTAACATCTCTCTACTAACAGAGAACCGCCCTCAGCCTCGCATCACTTCCAAGAGCGACGCGTGGGACGATAAACGAAAAGCCGAGTTATCCCAACTAGTTATCGAGTATCTATGGGAGGAACTCGGCCTTCCGGAGAAGCACCGCGAGATCGCGCGCATCCTCATGTATTGCGGCCTCTGCTTCCTTGAGACCTCGTTTGATCCAACAGAACCACGCCACTTAGCCGTTCAGCAGACCAAGAACGAAGGGCAGATGTCCATTCCTGGCCCAGACGGCAAGCCTATCGACCTACCTATTGACCGCAAAGTAGGCGTCATTGACGAACGTGGGGCTCCTGTTTTTGAAGCAAAGGTGGAATATGGTGACATTACTTGTCGTGTCGTTTCTCCTTTCGAACTTCATTTCCCGCAAGTTCACTGGTGGGAGGACGTTGATTGGGTCATTAAGGAAACTTACGTCCCGGTTAGTACTCTTAAAGACCGCTATCTTGTCCCGGATCTCAAAAGTATTCTAACCAAGAAGAATGGTTGGGACCTCTCGGCCCTAGACAACTGTGCCACCGAAAATGTGCAGAGTCTACCGTTGTGGTGGTGGGAGCGCATGACTAACGTAGTTGAAGGCCCCGGACCTAGCATCTACGTAGGCACGCCTGAGATGTGGGACGACTATGTTGTTGTGCGCACAATAGACCGAAAGCCGAATCCGAAGTGGCCCAAAGGCCGAACGGTCATTATTGTAGGCGATAAGGTTCTCTATGACTCCCCGAAGTTAAACGGCGCGCGCGCCTATGACCCTCGTTGGCCCCATAGATGGCACCCGTACACACGTTTCCGTTGGGAAGCTCAGATTGGCTCAATCCTAGGACGCTCGCTAGTAGCGAAACTTCTTCCTAAGATCAAACGCATTAACGCAATCGACACCACTCTTATCATGTGGCGACGTACTGTTCCTATTGCTACCTGGATCATGCCTAAGGGCACGAGTCCTATCGAAGATCAGCATTCCGGTCGGCCAGGTGCATACGTTGAATATGATCCGCGTAAGACCAACGGCCAAGCACCGACCCCTGTGCATCCGCCTGCCTTCCCGGAAGCCGCACTCATCGAGCGGGATACGTGTAAGCAGGAAATGGAAGCCATCGCGGGCACAGAAGACGTTCTCCGAGGACAGCGCCCAACCGGCGTTAACTCGGCAGCAATGTTGGACGTTCTACGAAAGCAGGCCCTTAGCTCTCGTTCCGCCATTCTCCAGGCATGGGATGAGTCGTTGCAGCACGTTGGCACCAGCATACTTCAAGAGGTTATCAAGCACGTCAAGGCTGACTCTCGCTACGAAGAGCGTCTAAAGATCCTCTCCCGAGAGAAGGCAAGCCGCTTTACGATCAGAAGCTTCTCTGGCGCAGACCTGTCTGATAACGTCATAGTTCGCGTAGACACAGCCAGCATGGCTATGGTCAGCAAGGAAGCCAAGCAGGCTCGCGCAATCGAGATTCTACAGTACGGCCCAGGGCTTGTGAACATGCCGATAACGTTGCAGAAGAAGCTAATGGAAGAGCTTGGATTCCCAGACTCTATGAGTCCGAAGAGCCCAGACATCCAGCGCGCACAGATTCTCTTGAGCTTCATTAAGAGCAATAACTTCGAGTTGGCTATCCCGTTCCCAGAGGATGATCCGTATGTAATCCACGAGTTCTTGGTTGAGGACATGAAGGCTGAGGCGTTCATGGACTATCCGCAAGAACAGCAGGCTAAACTGGCTGAGCTAATGGATTACTACAAGACGGAGATCGTCCGAATCGAGCAGGCGCAACTGAAAATGCAATTTGAATTGGCTTCTGCAACTAACGAAGTTCAGAACGGACAACCCCCTAAATAATAAGGAATAAGATTATGAGCGAAATGGATGACATGCGAGCAATGAATAAGAAACCAATTGCTGCCGCTAACTCAAATAAGACACTTTCGGGTGGTGCAGGAGAACCTTCGGCAGCCGATAAGGCACGGGCGAAAAATGCACAAAAATTATCCGATCGAGCCACGTCAATGAGAGCAAAGGCTAAAGCACAGCAAGATGCGCAATATGCAGCTTGGGAAGCGGCGCGCGCAGCGCGACTCCGGGCATCGCGACGCAAGTAATGGGTGGCTTAAAACAGAAAATAGTAGACAAGACCAAGGTTGCACAGGCCGTTAAAGAAAAAGAAGCCGCGTTCAAAGCAACATACGGGCGTGAACCTATGACCGATTCAGAAATAGATCAAGTCTACGGCGCTGGTGCTGCAACTCGCGCTATGGATGAGTTCTACGAAAAGATGGGAAAGAAATAAATGGGTGCTCTCAAGACAGCAGCGGGTAAAAAGAAAGGCAATCTAGCGCAGAAGGTCAAGGCTCGGCCTACCGATATGGCGCTCCGCCACCCCACACTAGACGGACCCGATGAGAGGGTTCGTGCAGAGCAGCCGTATATTCCGCCTCGCCCAGATAAGCGATTCGAGTTCCTAAAAACGTTCGCCACCATTCCAGGGCTCCGCTCTAAGGGTGCGCCAGGCGGAACAGGCCAGTAATTGAAAAAGCGCACTCCCGATCCGATGATTACCGCCTTGAAGGCGCAATCAACGCACCGCCCTATACCTATTCGGCGCTACGTCTATGAGCAGTTGGCTCTTTCTAAGCCCGGTTTCTGGGCCGACTGGAAAAAGCGTACCGTAGACGAGTCCGAGGAAGAACCATTTCAGGAACTCGCCGCGCCACCTGAAATGAACCGGCCTTCTAAAGAGCACCGCCTCGGGCCGTTCAAAGGCGACCCAGACGCTAAGAAGGAAAAGTTCAAGAATGATGAATACGCTTCACCGGTAACGCAAGAGCCCACAAAGAAGCCTCCGCCTACCAAGGGCTGGATTGCCATGGGCAACCAGGCGGCTGAATTCTGGTTAAAACAGAACCCATTGATGGATAGTGGTAGCTCTACTATCCTTGAGTCTCTTGAGAAACATAGGCGCGCACAGGACTTATATAGATTCCAGCAGTACAGGATCTCACGAGGCATAAAGGAACATGAATCCCAGACAATGGCTCAATTCATTATATTGAGACAACGCGAGCGCGATGCGGCCCGAGCGAAGAGACCATTCGGCTACGGGGAGCCTACCAACTTTGATAAGATGGTGGATCTGCTGCACAAGCCAAAGCCTCCCTATACCCCTCCTACATTCGAGGTATTAAAACAGGGTACAACCCAATGGGTACAGCAAGTCCCTAACTGGACTGTTGGCAATTTAAACGTCGCCCAGAACGGCTACGCATCTAACCCGACCGCGCCTAAAAATCAGGCCAAGGCCGCCCTTGCAGGCCGGATGAACGGCCCGACAAATGTAATGGCTCGCCAGAAGCTCAATCTAGGTCGCACCACCCCTAGCGACGCATCAGTAAGAAATGGCACTGCCAGCAAGTCCAAACTTAACTACTAGTAAAATCTCACGATTTTAGCTAAACTATAAATAGAGGCTATCAATGGCAAAACCCAAGAAATGGAATAAAATGTCGGCCGCCGAACAGGCGACCGAGAATGAAGCTCGCGCAGCAGCTAAGGCGACCCGTATGGCCGCAGAGAAGGCCGCTCTCGCCGCTGAGTCTGAAAAGGTCGCCGGCCCCGCTGAAAATGGCAGAGGTAAGGGGAGCCTTCGGCAGCGAGCAGGTACCAGGGTAGAAACTCCGGCCATAACTACCCTTCGGCAGCGACCAGGTACCAAGGTAGAAACTCCGGCCATAACTACCCTTCGGCAGCGACCAGGTACCAGGGTAGAAACTCCGGCAGTCAAAGCTCCGGCAGTCGCCGCCCCTTCGACTGAAATTAGCTTACCCCACCGCACACCGCCGAATCAGGGCTCTATGGTCGGCAAGCCCGCCATAAGTCCTGTCATAGAGGTTCCGCCAGGTACTTTCAAGCCTGGAGCTGTAGCTAAATGGAATGAAATGTCGGCCGCCGGTAGACCAATCGTACCTCAAACAGGCTCCGTAGCTGACTCCATGCGCGCCTCCATGCAAGCGGGACGTGGTGCTGCATCTTGGAGAGTAGATGACGAAGTTAAGGCCGCCTATGAATCTTCTCTAAAAATGGGTCGCCGAGCTATGCAATCCACAGGGCAGAAAGTTGCCAGTACAGCAACCAAGGTTGCCAAGTGGTCCGGCACCGCGATGGGTAAGGGCTTCCTAGCAGTTGGCAAGTCAGCCATTGAACCTATAATCAACCCAATTAGAAGCTTCAGAGCAGGCGCTGCTGCCCGACGAGCATCATGGGAAGCCGCAGGGCCGGTAGGCAAAGCGGCTCAGACTGTAGCAACTACGGCTAAGGTCGGGTGGGCCGGCGTAAAGACAGCAGGCGGTATTGCTAGAGGCATAGGCTACGGCATCGCAGCAGATATGGGCCACGACTTCGCCGGTCATTATGGTGAAGTAAAAGCCGACAGAGAAATTGAAGCCGAGTACCGAGCCGAGTACGGCAGAAAACACGGCCTAAAGGTTACTACGGCCCCTCCTAGTTTGCTACGTATGGTTACAGGCGGTTCTCCTAAGATCAAGGTTGAAGAGGTTGATAAGTCTCTTCGTGCCAAGAAGCTAGCACAGGGTCAAGCAAAGCACAACGAACTCACCTACAACGCTCTCAAGAAAGTAGCCAGTAGGAACGTAATTAGAGGTGGCAGCTAACGTAATGTCTATCGAAGGTGTTCGATATCGCGTTAAGAGCATGCCAAACGGTCAAAGGGTCCGCTTGGCCTTTGATAATGAGACAAACAAAGTGGTAGAAGCAACAGCTTTAGCACCAAAGAAGCTTCGCTTTAAAGCTAGGCAGAAAAGGAAACGATAGTGGCAAACGCACCGCAACATGGTAGACCCGTAGACAAGTCAATGGGTCGCAAAGTAAACACATCAAGAAACGTGTCCGGCGTAGCTTCAGGGCAGGCTCCGACCAAGATGCCTACTAGAGAATCGCTCCCGAGACTTGGTATCCCACGCGGAGAAATGCCGGACCTTAAGAAAAAAGCCAAGTTTAAATATCAGGTAGAATAGGTATAAAGTGAAAGATGCAAGTGACCTTAGGTACAAGGCTAAGAGCCGACGGCGGGATCGGCGACAGTCGGATCGCGACAGCAAGAACTACGGAAAAGATCGCCCTAAAGATAAACAACCTTATGATCGCAACGCTTTTAAAAAAGGTACAGAGGATAAGTAATGGCTGATACACTGAAAACACTAATGGAACGACGAATGGCCGAATTAGAGGCTGCTTCTAATGGCGACGTAATAGGTGTTCGACCAAACACCCGAACGCCCGCACCAACTGCACCGCCAGCACCTGCTACACCTAGACCTCCGGTAAAACTGCGGCCTCCCTCTGAATTAGAAGCAGAGATTCAAAGAGAAACTGAAGAGCGTCGAAAGAAACAACTGTTTCGTACTGACCCGCCTGTCGCCCGGCTTCCCCGGGTAGGTGGCGCGGCATCTCTTAAAGAGAAAAAAAAGGCTAGGAAGACCGATAGCTTCTCAGACCAAGACTACTAACAATGTCTACGCTCAAAGAATTGCGGGATGCCGTTAAATCTTGGGCAATGCAGGAAAAACAAGACATAGACTCAGGGAAAAAGAAAACCCCGGTATCTAGTTTGGAGAAATTTATGGCAGACACAAAGAAGACGGACCTTCATCCAGACGTGCAAGCAACGCTAGCGGCTATTAAAGCTGCGAAGAAAGCCGATATTGATAATCTAGCGCCTTCCAAGTATTTGAGGCCCAATCCTCCGGCAGCAGCACAAAGCCGAATGGATGCCAACAAACCAGTAAAGACTGCACTAGTTCGAGAAGTCGAACCAGGACGTAGTAGATTGGCTGAAGCTGCGAAACGTCGAGAACGTTATCCTAATGGGGTTCGTGTTATGAGCCCGGGACTCACTAAAGCGGAGTCTGAAGGCGCGCTTCCCCCACACCCAGATTCACCCCGGACGATCGGCAGTCGCGGAGGATGGGATAGAGACGCTCTTAAAGAGGCGCGCATGCAATCAGCAGCCGAGACGGGAGAGGCGCGACAATTCGTTGGTGTAATGAAAGGCGAAACAGTTCCAGGTGCCCACAAAGCTCAGGGTGCGAGGATGCAGGCTATAGTTGATAGTATACGAGAAGGGCGCAGCGAATCCGTGCGCGAAGCGCGAAGAGCCGCAATTCAAGAGAAGAAATTAAATTCGCTGACGCAAGCACCGGCCCACCCGAACAAACCCACGCCAGGACAAAAGGCAGGAGGGCAGCGCTTTACACCTAGGCTGACAGGCCCGCCGCCCGGAACACCCGGCTCTGAGTTCACAGCCCAGACTAAGAGCGACATAGATCGGCCCCACAAAGACCTCGGTAAGATCGCTGTTAACCTCATTCGTAATGCCGGAGAACCAGGCTCTAGCGTAGATGAAGCAGGTGGACGGATTCTAAGACAGGCGTTAGCCCAGAGGCTAGGTTATAACGCTGGTCCGCCCGCCCGCTTCTCAGTCGCCGGGGCCATGAGCGGTAAATTGGGCATCTACGGAGCTATTAAAGGCGCGCTCGAAGGTTCCAAGACTTTGCGTAAACTCAAGACAGGAGCCTATGACTTAACGCCTACTGGGGAGCCAGTCCTTAAGAAAGGATTGATTGAATCATAATGGATGAAACAAAATGGACGTTACGGCACGAACCAGATGTTGTGGTTGTCGGTTCTAGAGAGGAAATGAAGGGCGGACGACCTCATGTTCTTGCTAAATTTGAAAAACCAACCGAGGGTCGATTCGGGAATACGTGGATACCCAAAGACCAACTCAAAGAAGTAGTGGGCGTACTAAAAAAGATGGAAAGTAAGGCTAGTAGTTCGGCAAGTAAAGCAGGAAAGAACCTAAGAGGTAAATTGGGCATGTACGGAGCTATTAAAGGCGCGCTCGAAGGTGCCAAGACTTTGCGTAAACTCAAGACAGGAGCCTATGACTTAACGCCTACTGGGGAGCCAGTCCTTAAGAAAGGATTGATTGAATCATAATGGATGAAATAACAGAACCAGACGAACAACCACTTCCCGGCCCTCGCGGTCAGCGGATGATGCAGCTTGGCATCCTTACAAAGGCCCAAAAGCGAAAGCCGGTCATTCCTGACGTTCGCACGAACGCCGAAGGCAAGCCCAATCCTGGAGATGTCGAGAAAGCTAAGTATGCTCAGACGCTAGCCGAGAAAGTGCGCGAGCAGAAGATGGCCGCGTTACAGCAAGGGCCGACCCAGACCGTTAACGAAACCAACCCGATGACCAAGAGTTATTCGGCTCGGCCGCCAAAGCCCGCCAGATAAGGTCTACAACCGGCTCCCTATAGTTAAAAGTAAGTAGTGCCCGTTCCCCTCCTTCGCGGGCACTCGCCTCGCTATAACAGTTCTCCCCTGTTGTAGCGAGGCTTTTTATTGCCTATTTGCATTATAGTTGCATTCTAATAATAGGTATTGCTATACTATTAAAGAAGATGGACGTAAGCTTTGCTACCGCTTTACGCGTTCCGGTTCGTCCACCGGGTAAAGGAAAGTTAAAATCGGTCATTCTCCGACCGCAAAGGAGTCACGTATGGGCGCAAAGATAGAGGATATCACGGCAAAGCTGGAAGCAGCGGCAGCCGGAGATAAGGTAACGGAAACGCCAACCGAAACCGAAACAGAACAAGTCGTAGCAACGGACGACAAGACTGAAACAGGTACTAAAAAGTCAGGGGCGCAGGATAGAATCCAAGAGCTAGTTGCCGCACGAAAAGACGCGGAACGAAGATTCGAGGAACTATCAGCCAAGTATACCGAGAAAGAGTCGGAAGTTGGCAAGCTCATTGATCTAGTTAAAGACCGCGAGCAAGATGCTAGGGTCGTAGCGAAAATCAACGAACTGCACACAGACCCGAAGTTCCGAGACATTGTAGAAACGCTAGATAAGGCAATCCGTGGCATTGAAGTAGAAGTAAAGGCAACGGCCAAAGGCGCAGATGCTGCCCCGCAACCGAACGTCGATCTTCTAAAAAATGTCCAAGCTGACATTGAGCAAGCCCGCGCAGAGGCGGCAGCACAGGCAGCGGATCAGAAGTCAGACTTGCTTCTAATGAAGTCAGACCTCGTGCTAGAGAAGCTTTTCGAGAATCTACCGGACGACGAGTACACTGAGGAAGATCGAAAGATCCTTAATTCTGCACTAGCAGATATGATCGATTGGGACTCTATTGAGACAACGCCAGCCAGACTGGAAGGCGAAGTAGCAAAAGGTTTCCAAAAGGCAGTGGATTGGTACGGTAATCCTAAAGGTCGAATCGCTGCGGAAGCTACAGGTACAACAAAAGAAGCTACAGGTGCCAAGTCTAAGGCCACTGTGGATCTATCAAAGCTCGATCTAGGCAAGCTGGAAAATGTCAGCGTAGGCGGCAAAGACGTTCAACGTCCGGCCATCACCGACGACGACTTCTCCGCACTACTAGCCGAGGAATTGAGACGATCTCGCGGCGGCCGTTAAGGCGCTCAGGCAACTGATAGTTAAAGGCAATTAAACTATGCAGACATTCGCAACACTAGGCGATATGCTCCTACGGCGTTACGTCGTTGACTTCATCGGTCAGATGCAGCAACTCAGTACGCCGATTTATTCGATGCTTAAAGAGGATAGCCGCTTTACTCCATCGGGTGACGGTGCATACTTCGCAGTACGTCTCGACGGTAACGAGTCGGGTGGCGGTTGGCGCGGTACAGACGACAACTCCCTCCCATCAGCAGGTAACGAGCGCATCAAGTCGCACCGCGTTCGGCCCAAGAAGTACTACCATGTAGTAAGCTTCTCGGGTCTAGCCGAGGCTGTTTCACGGCGCGGCGGCGAAGAGGCTTTCGCAAGCGCAATTACAGACGCAATTTCTGCGGCTGTTAAGCGTGCAGGCGCGAACTTCGAGGTCACGTTCCTTCGCGGTGACGGCACAGGCCGCCTAACCAACGTAAACGGCACAGTCACAGCCACTACTTCGGTAACGGTTGACGACGCGCGCCCGTTCCGCGTTGGCCAGGTAGTCGTGTTCCTCAACAACACAACCGGCCTAAAGCAGGCAGGTCCAGTTAGCGTTACAGCACGCAGCGTATCCGGTGGAACAATCACCGTATCCTCAGCGGTAACCCTGGCGGATGACGACGGTATTTACATCTCGGGCGAGCAGTCAGAGGCCGCAGCTCCAACAGAAGTAACCGCACTCGGTCTTCCGGCAATCATCAACAACTCGGGTACGATCTACAACCTTTCGCGGTCAACGTACCCAATCCTACAGTCGCAGGTAATTGCAGCTTCGAGTGCGTCACTCGATGAAGCACTACTACGACGCCTACGCAAGCGGCTCCTAACAGAGACCGACACTGGTTCGATGGACGGCTTCGCCTTCATCAGCAACTACGACCAGTTCGATCGCTACACAGAGATCGCCCTTCCATTCCGCCGGTTTAACGACATGCGGTTGGAGCTAGGTGCGCAGCAAGAGCTAACGACCTTCGAGGGTCGGCCTTGGTATATTTCATGGGCCGCAAAGCCAGATGAAGTATATATGATGCGCATGGATGCCATCGTTCGCGGCGTGGTTCGCCCACTAAGCATCGATGAGCGCGTAAACATGGCGTGGCAGCCAGGCCAGGATGCTTTCACAGTACTCATGAAGTACTACGGTGAGAACATCGCACGGCTTGTCAACCAGACAGCGAAGATCACGGGGCTTTCAGTACCAACGTACTAACAGCCTAGTGCTCTAAACATTAACCCCCTAGAGCCTTAAAAACTCTAGGGGGTTTTTACTTGAAAGGATACATCATGGGTTTCTGGTCAAATTTGTTCTCAGGTGCAGGTTCAACCCTCGGCGCAGCGGTTCTAGCAGGTCTAGTAGCCGAAGCCAAGGCCGAGATTGACAAGGGCAAACTTAAGGCCGCAGAAAAGGCTATCGCCAAGGCTGGTGTTGATCTCCTCGCAGCGAGGGTCGCAGCCAAGTTAGTCAAATAACTTGACAAACAGGCTATAAAGAGCTACTATAATAGTAGGAATACCCGTATAGTATTGAGAAAATACTGGGTCAACAATTCAGGGGAAGGGCCTCCAACGAGGAATCCTCTACATAAAAGAGGTAATATCACATGGCACGATCAATTAGAACACGAGTACGCTCGGCACTTCCTGGCAGCGGTTTCGACAGCTCAGGTAATGCCAAGCAGGGCAAGCGCCGGGTATCCGGTACTATCGCCGTAACATCCTACGGCTCAGGCGGCGAGTCGCTAACAGCAGCCGATCTTGGTCTATCCACGATCGACTTCATCAAGCTCACGCACGCCGACGAAGCTGCGGGCGCAGAAGGCCGAGGTCTCCGAACAGTACCTTATTGCTTTACAAGTTCTGACTTCTACATCGTCCAGGATCTGGGCGCTAACGTAGGGGCACAGCCAGCAACCGGTACGACCCACACCGTCCAGTTCGACGCTGTTGGTGACGCTCTCGACGGCATCGAGCTAACCTAATCCGTTAGCGTAACATAACCCCATCAAGAGTCTAAACCGCTCTTGATGGGGGGTTTTTTCAATAGGAGTACGCAACATGGCAGCAAGTATAGTCACAGATAGCGAGATCGAAACACCTTTTAACGATAACGCCTATTGCTTTTCTCGCTTCAACTACGCAGTCAGCGGCGATACTGTTCTAGTACCACGCGGCTGTCTGTCGGCAGCAGTGCTAGTAGCAACTGGAACGGCACCAACAGTTACAGTTGCGGCAGGCGCAAACAACGATTCCGTTACAGTTACGGGCGGTACCTTAGGCAATGGTCTAATTCTCGTCACACGTCACGGCGGCAACCCCGCTTCAGCAAGATAAGGAATAACACATGCCAGCAGTAGCAGTTCAGACACAAGATGAGCTATGGATTCAAGGCGCGAAGTGGAGCTTTTCAAAGTTCCAGTACAACGCCTCAGCCGAAACGGTAACAGTACCATACGGCGCGATCCAGGCAACAGCATTCGTTGACAGCGGAACAGCGCCGACAGCGGCAATCACGGCGGGCGCGGATACAGATTCCGTGGCTCTAACAAGCGGCACGGTGAATAAGCTCGTAACGCTAGTTTGTAAACACTCAGGCAGCGCAGCCTAAAAGGAATAAACAATGGCATTACTAGTACCAGTTTTTCAACATTTTCATGATCTTCCAGGCGGCGGAATTCTTGGCGTTACGAAGGTAAAGCTTCTGTCAACAAGTGACACCCTCACAGTTCCCCTTCCTTCCCACCAGACGGCGACGGCTTCTGTAGGCCGCGTGCTACAAGGCAGCGCAGCGGCATGTTCCGTTACGCAGTCGGCACAGACAGTAACTCTAGTCGGCACAGCCGGTAACGAAGTTATTGTTTGCACTGTCCACAACCGCACAAATAGCAATCCAGAAGCCTAATAACTAGGAGTATCGTAACATGGCAACAGTATCAAGCAGAGCACTATGCGCACTCGGGCCAATCAAGATGGAAGTCGTCCACCTTACAGCATTGACCGACCAGGACACATTCTCAACCCTCATGCAGCGGCCAGTCTTCGCCCTAACAAGCGAATTCAACACCGACGCCAACTCGACAGCACAGTCAGCCATTTCAGGTAAAACGGTAACTGTTCACAACCCGACTACGGGCGGTGGCAACGGTGTAGTTGTAGTAGCGGTATTCGGCTTCTAAGAAACGCTCATTCGGGGGAGAGCATTGAAAAGCCATTTGCCGAAAGATTATCGACCCAAGGGTGTTAACCATAAGATCCTTGTGCCGGGTCTTCATCTACCAGCAGATTTTATTGATTCCATAAAAGGAATTGACCAAAATCTTCATTTTGTTTTCCACCACTACCGCGTGCAGTATGATGATCTCATGAACTGCTATTACGGTAGCCTGGAAGACCCCCGCTGGATGATCCATGCAGAGCATGGAACTGAAGTCTGGGGTTGGATTATGACGATGCCAGACGGCTCTCCTATTCCTGATATGACTTGGCATCTGTGGCAATTGAAACAAGATTGGGGTTGGTCACATGTGGCTAATATACCTGATTCATCTGAAAATAGTCTCAACACAATTGTAAACAGACTAGGCAAAGAAAAACTCTTCAAAGCTAAGTTCGGCGCACTCGCTTGGAACTACCATTTGCGAGCTGAAAAAGAAGATCGTGACGCACGCGAAATGGACGCTAAAGATGCGCGATTTCAGGACATTCAACGAGAAAATAGCAGCCTGACCCGAAAAGCCATGGAGAACCTGGCGATGGGTATTACCAAACCTACCAACCCAACTACAGACGTAATAGCCAGTTACAAAGGTCAGACTAATTTCACTAAGATAACAAGACCCATTACTGATAAGGAAGGTGGGCTCGTAACTGGAGAAGACTAATGGCGAACACGTTATCGACCTTTCGCACGCAAATTAGACGGTACCTCAAGGAAACAAACGCGACTACGTCCTACTGGGACGCCAACTTCGTAGACCAGCTTTTCAATGCTCAGTACCGCAAGCGCTGCACCCAGTTAATAATGGCATTCGAGGGTTGGTTTGTTAACGTTTCCGTAAGGAATGTTACAGCCGACACCGCACGATACGCCTTCCCTGATGGCTTCCTACGCCTTCAGAAAATAGAGATGGTCCGCACTGACGGAACTACCGTGCCTATCCATCGGCACGAGCGACACGATGAAGCCAACCCAGCAGATAGCAGCAGCAGCGGTGACTCCTACCTCCCTTTCTATCGTTTACAAGGCAACGGCTTCGTCTTAGAGCCTACCCCAACGGAAACAGTCACTGACGGCTTGCAGCTCGAATGGGCCGGAGTACCAGCCCTACTATCAGCCGCTGGCGACGCGTGCCACCCAAGCTTCCCCGAAATATTCGAGGAACTCCTTGTCATTGACACAGTTGTTAACGCCTTCGACGCCGAAGGTGTCCAGGAATCCGGACTCGTGCGAAGCTTGCTTCGTCAGCGAGCAGAGATGGAAGAGAACTTCGAGCGGTTCATTGAGATGCGAACCGTCGCCAGGCAGGAAATTCAGCCGTTCATCGTGTACGAAGACGCCTGATGGTAGCCCCTGCAACGCTCGTAAGGGGAGCAGGTAATGGCTGAGCGACCCAGACTTCCTTTCATAGACCTTCTTAACTTCATAGGCTTGAATACCAAGACCAGTGAACTCATTAAGAACGATCTCGCTGTAACAACCAGCACGAACACTGATCTTTTCCGAGTCTATGGTGCTGTGAGTAAGCCCTACGGCTCGTCCCGCGTTCTGAATGCCGTCTACACTGAGAGCGGCACAGCACAGCCTTTCTCTTGGATTGGGCACTGGAAGATCGCCGCGCTCAACGGTCAAACTGATCGTCAAGTCCTATGTGCAGGCGGCACATTCCTACACAAACTCGCTTCTGGGGCACTTACAGCTTTAACTGGTGCAGGTATGAACATAACCGAGGCTTGGCTATCGGGTTTATACCACCAGCATCAGCTTTATCGTGACCTCATGTTCATTACTAATCAGGACCCGGACCTAATCGGCCGTGGGAACACGCTAGTCAAGTACGACGGTAACGAGATTACGCGATGGGGGCTACAGGGTCCGGCTAATGAACCTAACGTGTCGCACGACATTACAACAGTCGGCGCGACACCTCCTACAGGCCCTAACAACACCTGGATTCCTACCAACGCCAGCGCTGTAGCAGATACGACTACAACTCGCGATGGCTATGCCATTTCGATGACCAAGACCAGCATAGTCAGCACCAGTGCCTACATCGAGCAGACCTTAGCAACCGGATTGTCAGCTCAAAGCGCCCACACTGGTGCCGCGAGCGTCCAAGTTTTCATCCCTCTAGGAGGACTCGCGAAACTAGCTGTTGCCAACTCGCTGTTAATCCTGATGACCAGCGCTTCGCAAGTAAGCTCGACCATAACGATCCCTGACTTCGGCACCCACAACTACTCGTGGAGCATTCCAATCGGCGAACTCTTTGAGGGCTGGAATCTAATTGAACTAGGGTTCAGTTCGACCTCCACAGATTTAGCTTACGATAAGCGGCTTACTATAACCGGTAGCCCTACTATCACAGCACTAACCGGCGTCCGTCTTGGCGTAACGTCCCTGACGGCAGCGACCCTACCAACCGCCTTCCGTTGGAGTGAACTACAAAGCTACACACGAGGCTCGCTCACAGCAGCCGAGGGTGCTGCGGGGTCTGTCTTTACGAGTGCCTCGGTCTATAGCTACAAAGTAACTTTCGTCACTAAGCAAGGCTTCGAGAGTAACGCAGGCCCGCAGAGTGCCGACCTTACCCTGACAGCGGGCCGAGCGGCCATGTCCCTCACAGCTATACCCGTCTCGGCCGATGCTCAGGTTATTGCCCGTAAACTGTATCGCACGGCCGCCGACGGCTCGTTGTGGCTATTCGTTGATCGTATCGAGAACAACACCGCCACTACCTACAGCGACGTTATATCAGATACTCTATTGAGTGATGACACACCGCCAGAAGAAGGCGATGTATCTATTGACCACACGCTGCCGCCCAAAATCGGCATCGTCAAATTATGGCGCAAGACCTTGTTCGGCGCGGGGGACCCTAACAGCCCAAATTCGGTCTACTACTCAGATGTAGATGAGCCGGAAGCTTGGCCAACCCTAAACACGTCGGTCCTGGACGCCAAGGTCACCGCCATTTACGAAGCCTACTCTGCCTTAATTATCGAGACTGAACTAGGCAAGTGGCAGGTAACAGGCGAGAACCCAGACTTCAGATTCGACAAGATCATCAACCGCATCGGCTGCGTAGGCCGTCGAGCGGCTGGCGAGACTCTCATAGAAGGTTGGGCTATTGACCGTGACGGCATGAGACTCTATGACGCCAATAACCCGGTCAAGATTTCAGAGCCTATTCGAGACAAGTTCGAGGGTTTCACCAAGACCTACATCGAACTATCCCACTCGATGCACAGCAAGTTCAACAACGCCATTTTAATGTGCATGGCTGGCGCAAGCACTTCCGCTTTCAACGCCGACAATTATGTCTACCAGTTCCCGGTCGATGAAGTCGGGCAGGGTTGGTGGTGGAAACTGAGTTTACCTTCTACCGTTAACATACTAGATCTAGAAGAGATTGAAGACTCGAACGGCGACTTCCACATCTACTTCGGCAGCGCTGACGGCATGATCTACGAGCTATTCGATCGTAACTCAAAGAATTGGGCCACCGCCACAAGCTCAGAAGCCATCACTACAACAATCGTCACTAAATGGCTGCGCCTTGGGCAACTAGGCGAGCAGTCAGACTTTGCTACTGGCCGAGTGTCCCCACGTTTCATTGAGATGATTACTGATGGTGACGCTTGCACCTGGTCAATCACCATAGAATGCGCTCAGGGACCAAATCAGACAACCCCTACCAGTACCGTAACAGTACCTGTAGTATTTGGGGGAGTAAATGAACGTCTCATGAGATACCCGGTCAAGAATACGTTACAACCGGCTGAATTCATCCGAATAACAGCGACCCAAGCCACAGCTAGCGTCCATTCGCGTATACTGTCGTTACGCCTATACTTCCATACCCAGCCAGGGCAGTTCGCCATAGAAACTACAGATTTCGGGGGGACACTGTAATATGGTTGTAGATTTAAATGCGGGCATCTAATGCCAGCCGACCGCAAATACACTATAGCTCGACCAATCCAGGAAGTTCGTCTACGTAAGTGGAGCCCTGGCAACGTCGCCCAGTTCAAGAGGGTTGTTGAAAACCTTGAATCTGAACTAAACACCGCCATGGCAGCCCAAGTTGCCCAAGGCGCTAAGCGTATTCTTTCGCTCAAAGTTCCCCAGGTAACCGGACTAGCAGTGCGGGCCGGGTTTAAGAACTTCCAGTTGACATTCAACCAAGCCAAAGGGATAAAGAACCTCCTATTCTATGAAATCCAAAAATCAACCGCCGTAACTTTCACCGATGATGTAACTACCACTTACACCATACCACAAACGTCACTGACCATTCCCGCGCGCACCGAGCTACAAGAGAATCATTTCCGCGTTCGCGTAGTTAATGCTAAGTTTGAAGTTGGCGTATGGTCCTCAATCGTGAACGTCACCTCGCGAAGCTTCTTCCGCCTTGGAGTTTTTCAGACCGGCAACCTCTCTGACTCGCGCTCCTCTTACACCGACGCAGACGCAGATGGGTTCGGAGACGCTACAGTCACCGACATTGCGCCGGCTGCATTCAACACATGGGTAACTGTCTTCACAACTACGTATTCCCCGTCGGCCGCAGACGTAAGCTTTCAGGTCCACGCCGGGGTCCAAGCCAGTTGCATCAACCACTTTACGGCCGGTAACGGAGTAGTTTCACAAATCACTAACGACGCATCAGTCATCTTTAGGGTTACTAGAGATGGCACCCCTTACAAAGAACGACTAAATGTTAGAGCGTGGGGTTACCAGCAGAGAAGCGGCGCTGTTCCGTCCGTCTTTAAACGCAAAGAGTTTATGGTCTTCGGAACGCTAGTTCTAGGTTTCGAGTCCTACGACGGTACGGAATCCAATACGCCATACGTAGTTCAAGCTAAGGTCCTTTCAGAAACTTGTAGTTCCGATGATACTTCCGGGGTCTTAGTAGCTCGCACCTATGACGACAACGTTCGTATAATTGTCAGTTCCACCACGCTATTCGAGGTCATTCAGACCTAATGGCCGGTACATCTAAAATACCGATTCGCGGCGTCGCTAAGATGCTCACCAACCTGGAGCCTGGTATCAGGGCCAAGCTGGAAGCGGCGTTCATCGAAGCGGAAGAGCAGCTCGACTTCCATAACACTTCTACGATTGACAAAGTAATTAAGCGTATCCGTAACGGAACGGTTGGAGGACCCATCGTAACGGTGACAACAAATACGCTAGGCTTCGACCTGAGCTGGCCTAAGTTGAGGGATCGTGTCATCACGATGTATGAGGTGCAGATAGCGACTGCCAGCAACTTCAGCAATGCTATAAGCTACAACACAGTCGAGAACTTTTTTTCGGTTGAAGGCGCAGCAGTTATTTCCTATGCCAGGGTGCGCGGTGTTCGCTGGAACGGCGAAACAGGTCCGTGGTCAAACCGCGAAACTATTTCTCGGTCGGTTCCTGTATCGGCAGGCCCCGTCGTGTATTCTAGAACCATCAGCAACATGTCCAGTTTTTACATCAATTACCCGGGCACTATCTACCCGGGTGCCCTTTCCGAGATTTCAATTACCCCTGAACGACAAAATGGCGGCATAGTGTTCTTCGGCTCTGTAGGCGTTGAATTTTACGTAGATGCCACCGGCTATAGAGGACATCGAGGAAACCACTACTACATCGGTGCGAATTCAGCCGTAGACGATTCTATGCGAATTACCATTAACGGGCGAAGAATTGAAAGCCTAGATTACATCCCATGCTTCCGGAGGCCCGGTTGGAGTAACCTGCAAGCCCCACCGCAAGCCACAGTATTTGGTTACTCTGTGGGGTTCGGCCCTGGCTATCTTAAACATTCAGAGTTCTATATTGAAGAATTCCCCGACGTTGCTCCTTCTGTTGCGTCGCATCGAGACGATCAAGTTAAAAGCAGCGGCGCAGCGACTCACACAGGATGGTTAACAAAACGAAATATTCAGAATACCTATGATTCGGCTGTGGATGCCGTAAACGATGCTACTACTTATGCGACCGTCACACCGGGTCCGGTCGCGGGCGGGACATTTGAGACAACTAGAAGTTTGGTTGGAGATAACTTTAAATTCGCCATACCGTCGGACAGCGTAGTAGTCGGCATTAAAACTAAAATATTCGCATCCACCGCGTCTACAGCGATTCCCACAATAACCAGGCTCAGGCTGATAAACAGCGACGGCGTTCCTAGGGCTACCGAGAAGGGCACCGGAGATACGTTCACTACAGCCACATATGGAGGGATAAGCGACCTTTGGGGAGAAGCGGCAGGGTTCTGGACCCCTACGATAATCAACAGCACACGATTCGGAGCAGACCTTCAAGGCAAAGTTACATACGGCGCGGGGGCTGCTGACCGAGCCACTGACTTCGCGGTCCAAGGAATACATATCACAGTTTATACTAACAGAGTGAACGCGCCGCGTGCAGATATTAGAATACAGTATAAACCGAGAACAAATGACTTCTATACCTACCCCTACACAAGGGCTATCTTGAAAAACTGCACCCTCAACGTTGTAGAATTCGGAACAGAGGTAAAATAATGGGTACAGTACCAACACGTAGCATACCTTCTATCGGCTCCTACCTTCAAGGTCTGAAGATCAAAGACAAGTCTGAAAAGGCTTTGATGGTCCGCTTAGGCACACTCCTAGATGCAGTAATCAACAATCAGCGAGGACTAGCCAACGCCGGCACCAAGATGTCCAGACGGTCCCAGGCCATCAATGCCAAGAGGCCGGCGAAGATTGTCGGCACTACGGAGAACGTCTTCAACGGCGTGGCTGTAACTATTGACCCTGTTAAAAGCACCACCGGCCTAGCTACCTATGAAATTCAAATAGATTCCAATAGGAACTTCAGCAATCCGACAACCAAGGAAGTGTTTAGTACAAACGTAGTATTTAAGGGATTAACGGCAGGCGCTATCTACTATATTCGAGCTAGGGTTATTACCAAGAGCGGACAAGCAGGCCCTTGGACACTCTTTGACTCTGTAACTACCACACCTTCGGCCGGACTAACTAGCGCCGATTTTACCGGCTCCCTTTACGGTGAGACACCGGAAGTACACACTTTTAACTTCGTCTATTTCAGCGAGTCTATATTTGCTGGCACTAATTTTGGGCTCTATGAGCGGCAAGAAGGTCACCTGACCGAGGAGGATATAGACCATTGGACCGGAATCGACGTAGAGGTCGAGTTCAACAGCGTCAGATTTACTGCTCTCGGCCGGTCTATAGAACTTCAGACACTGATTTCCCCTCTGCTTACCACAGACACTAGTAATGTCACTTGGACCAATAGGATAGGTGAGATAATACGCTATTGGCCCATAGCGTTATTTCCTATTTTTAATCTTAACATTTACGCGGATGATGAAGATTTTCAGGCGAATTACCCTTATCCCGCAATCCCCTATACGGAGGTTTTTTCTCTCGTAGGCGGCACTACTTCGCCTACTAGTATCATAAAGTTTTAAACCGGCAACTAGCCCTATACATTAGCTATAATACAATAGAACTATTTGCTTAAAGGAATACCCTTGGCACGTTACGGCACAGTGAAGAGGCAGATGAAGGACCTGAACGCTACGGCGTCTCAGCAACCCGAAGAGATCCGCGAGCGCCGGACTACGGCCGAGGACACCGCCGCGCAGCTTGAAGCTGACATAGGCAAACCTGGGACCTACGACCTTCCTACTGGCCCTATTGCTGAGGTTCCGCCTCCGCCCGAAGAAGCTCCGCCTACTGGGCTCCTTTCTAAGGACGGGTATAAATTTGCGGACCTTGGAAGTGTTAAAAACTATGACAAACTTATTAAGCAAGGTTATTCGCCCGAGGAAGCCGCGCATCAGGGCGGTGTAACCGCCAGGAAATCAGTAGATCCTAACGGAATTTTTAAGGAAACAGAGACCAACCTAGGCATAGGCTCGACAGGGGGCAAAGGCGGAACATCTACAATATCTCTAGATAAGGATAAGGCGCTGGCGAAATACAAGTCCAGTTCGGCCTTCCGGCAGGTTTCTCGTATGATGGCCGAGTCCGAGCAGATGCTAGCTCGTAGCGGCCCACTTTGGGACGAAATGATTCGAAGCCAGCAGCTTCCGATTCTCGAAGGCTCCGCCACTATGGCCCGAGAGAACACAGAGAACATTCGCCGTGCTCTACAACGCGGAGGAGCAGCGCGACGGGATGGCTTCGCCGCCATTGCCCGGATTCGAGCCCAGGAAGCCTCTAATGCTACCCGTGGTCAGGCAATAGCGAAGGCTCATACGGAAATGGACCGTTGGGCACGAGAGAACGCAGGTAACGTTATCAATTTCGCCCACGGTTGGGCGACCAACCAGGCGGGTATTCGCGAGTCGTACCAGACAGCCATGGACAATGCCACCCAACTAATGGCTACGAGTTCGTTGCCGTTCATCTTTACCGCCAGCCAGAAAGAACAAGAATATCGTGACGCTAAGAGCGCACAAAGCCGGGGTAAGGTAATGAAGCATATAACTGGCGCCCTTGCCGTAGTAGGCTCTTTAGTGTCAATGTATCGCGGCGACGGCGGCGGCGCGGCAGCTCTGCTAGAGAGTGCTAACAGCGTCACTCGCGGCCAGGCGATAGGCTCTACAACCTTCCAAAATTCGAGCGGGAAAGATATTACAAATACAGCAGAAGTTAGCTACGATGAAGCACCACCGCAAAGGACGCTGGGCGGTGACATTAAGAGTATGGCTTCATCGGCTGGTAAGTACCTATTTGGGGGTGGATAATGCCTATACAGATGTTCGATGACGGCCAGAAAGATTTTAATGAAGCAGTTCAAAACTTCGGTGTTCAAGTCGGTGGTCTCCTAAGAGATCGCCTACACAAAAAACAGATGGAGGATTTCCTGGCTGGTCCGAGCAAAGATTTCAAAGACCACATGCAGGAAGCTCAAGACCTATTGCTAGATGAGACTAACCCAGAAGCTGCGGCCCAAGGCATGCAGATGCTAAAGGCAGGGTTTGAAACCTACCTGGACGAGGGTGCTCGCTACGCTGACAACCCAATAATTCAGCAGCGCCTGAAGTCTGCCTTCCAGATGAACATGGACTTCTTGAACATGAATTATAAGATGAAGTTCGACGCCGTCGATAGGGAGAAGGCCAAGGTCAAAGAAGATCGCGAGACCGTGAAGTGGGACCTCGACATGGCTAACATCCAGGCTCAAACCAAAGAGCGGCTCGCCAAGGCCGGTCAGGCCGATGCCAAAGCCGAGGGAGACGTAGAAGCTACTAGCCTGTTCTCAGGTAAGCCAGGCTCCATTGAAGCAGGTGACGAATCTGCTCGCGCGCGAGAGATGTGGTCACGGATCAATAACGCCATCGACCGCCCTGGAAGCGAAGCCGAGCGCAAGTCAGTTGATGCTGGCCTAGGTGAAGTTCGCACACAAATGGCTCAGATGAAACTAGCCGAAATGGCCGGACGTGGCGAGCACCGGAAAACCAGCGCCGGAACAACTGGGGCGAGCGAGGAATGGGATGTGTTCAACAAGGATCATCTAGACGCCGTAGCAGCTTCTATAGACCCGGCAGAGGTTCGCAACCGCTTCGTCATGGCAAAGGCTTTGGCAGAAGCTCCACAGCAGGAAATTAAAGCAGAGGATATCGAGAAGGAATTCGGCATAATCGTTAATCCTGCAAAGGCTAACGCGTTCCGACCACTAGCACAGCCTGTCAGCCAAGAAAATCTAGGAAAGATTCTCTTCGGAGCGGCCGGATGGGATCAACTCCGCGATCCTAAGACACGCAACGCCCCAGCTACTCTCGAAGAAACTATCGGAAGGCTACCTGCCAGCATCGAACAGGCCCAAGGCCCTGTAGCGGAAGTGTTCAAACGATTCACAGCAGGACAATTGCCGGAAGGCGTAGACCGTGGCAGCATTAAGTCCCCCGAGGATATAGCAAACTTGACACGCCGACAAGCCTACTTATTGATTAATGCGGCCATCGGGGACAATGCGCCCTCTAAGTCCTTGAGCAAGGGCCTACAACAAAATAGACTGGATGCCCTCGCCCTTGTAAATGCCATGGCCGACAAGTACGCTAAAGAGATTTATGAGAACGTCACAGCCAAGAAAACACCAGGCAAGACCGACGCTGACTTAGCCAGGAGCCACCCTGTATTTGGCATCATTGGGCGAGAGATAGGAGCCATCACCAAGGGCATAATCCAGCCGGTGAAAAAAG